TATAAATACCCCAGAATGTTTGCACTTAAAAGACCTACATGGGAAGTAAATCCTACTAGAAAGATTGATGATTTTAAGATTGCATTTTTAACTGATATAGGTGATGCCATGATGAGATTTTTATGTACCCCAACATATTCATCTGATTCATTCTTTAAGCAAAAAGAAAAATTAGAAAAGTGTATGACGCTGAGAAACCCTATAGACAATAATAAAAGATTTGATCCTAGTTTTAAGCCAGATCCAGAAAAAACATATTATGTTCACGCAGATCTTGCACAGGTTCATGACAAGTGCGCCGTTGCTATTGCACATGTAGAGCGATGGGTTAATATTCAGATAATTAAAGATTATGAGCAGGTTGCACCAATAGTAGTAGTTGATGCTGTTGTCTGGTGGGAACCAAGAGTAGAGGGTCCAGTAGACCTGTCTGAAGTTAAAAAATGGATTATAAATCTTCGTAGAGAAGGTTTTAATATTGGTATGGTTACATTTGACCGTTGGCAATCTTTTGATATTCAACAGGAATTAAAAGCGGTAGGAATGAGAACTGATACCGTTTCAGTAGCCAAGAAACATTATGAGGATTTGGCTATGATGATTTATGAAGAGAGAATCGCAATGCCTATGATTCCTTTACTTCTTGAAGAGATGAGTGAGCTGAAGATTATGAAAAATAATCGTGTAGATCACCCTCGCAAGAAATCTAAGGACCTGGCAGATGCCGTTTGTGGGGCGGTATTTGGAGCAATATCCCATACAAGTAGGGATTCTAATCTAGAGATTGATATCCATACTTGGTCTTCTGCCACACGACTTGCAGAAAAGCAAAGAGCTATGGTAGAATTGGATTCTAAGGAAATTCCAGAAGAGGTTCAGGAATACCTTGGGGAATACAAATTAATTTAAATCAAATGAATAATATGAGGAGAAAAATGAATTCATTTAAGAAGATCGCTCTTGCCATGGTTGCAGCCATGACTTTGGGCACACTCGTAGTGACACCTGCAAGTGCCAATACACTGTCTGTAGTAGCAAAGACACATAACGGCACTGTTTGGGCTGACCCAGCAACTGCTGGTACAGCATCAACAACAGCAATTGCACGTCCAGTTCCAGAAGACAACAAAATTGATAATGTTGATGTTGTCCGTTTTGTTGCAACAGTAGCAACAGGAACATCTGTAACTGCATCTGCAACAAATGCAACAATTGTTTCAGCATTACATGATACTGCTGCTCCAGTTTCTGCAGCATCTGGTTCTTCGTCTTTGACGATTGCAACTGGTACAGGAACAGAAGCAACATTTTATGTCTATACTAAGACAACTGCTATTGGTACTGTAGTATTTACAAATGGTGTAAACACAACAACATTTTTTGTACAGGGAACAGTTGGAAAGATCCATACTCTCTCTGTAACTGCGCCAGCATCTGCTGCTGCAGGAACTAAGCAAGACGTGGTAGTAACTGCAGTAGATACATTTGGAAACAAGGTATCTGGAAAGCAGATTACTGCAACTGTATTTGCTAATACAGGAACATTAGATACTGCTACTGTTTCAACAGGAGACACACTTGCAACATTTGGTCAGGCTACCTTTAAGGTAACTCTTCCATCAACTGGTTCAACAAGATCTCTAATCACATTTGCACCAACAACATCTTCGGATGCTGTTTCTGCAACTGCAATTGCTGGTCTAGCAACTCCAGTCTTGGCACCTTTTGCAGAAATTGCAATTCGTGATATGGCTGCAGAACTTGCTGCTGCACAGGCTGCGCTTGCTGCCGAAAAGGCTGCTGCTTCAACTGCTGCTGCTAAGGCTGCTGCTGATGCTGCTGCTGCTAAGGCTGTTGCTGATGCTGCTGCTGTAGTTGCTGCTGCTGAAATTGCTAAACTAAAGGCTGATGCTGTAACTGCTAAGGTTGCTGCAGATAAGGCTCTTGCTGATGCACAGGCTGCTGCTAAGGCAGAGTTAGATGCTGTAAAGGCTGCAAATGCTAAGGCTCTTGCAGATCTTAAAGCTGCCTTCAATTCACTCGCTAAGAAGTGGAATGCAAAGAATCCAAAGGCAAAAGTTACACTTGTTAAGTAATTAACAAATTAAAGATTAGGGCGCAGAGCAATCTGCGCCTTTTTCTTTTTTAATGGTATAATTTGTTTTAGGAGTCCCCCAATTGACTACAAAGTTATACCGCATATTTTTAACATTTATCTTAGGCTTTGGATGGCTATTCACTGGAACATCTCAAGCAGCCGAAGATCCTCTAGTTGTAGCATATGAGCAAATCAATCAACTCAATATAGATATCAATAATTTAGTTGATCAAAAATCTACTCAAGAATTAATTGATATTGCAGAAGATAAATATGAAAATGCTATAGATGCAAAAGATGATGTTTATAGTGCACAAGAAAACTATGAAGATAAGTCAGATTTATATGATTCTGCTGTTTTAGCAGAAGCAATGGCGCTATCTGAAAAGAATGCTGCTCAACTAGCAGTAGATAATCAAAGCCCTATAGTTGCAACTGCTCTTACCAATAAGAATAATGCTAAAGATGATTTAGATACAGCCACACTAAATCTTTCTACTGCCAATACTAATCTTCAAACTGCTCAAAATGCTATTAACTCTGCCACCATGCAAGGTGTTTCATTTCAAATATACCCTCTTGCAAGAAGTGGAAATACAGCAGTGCTGCCTCCAAATCCTGGATTAATGTGTCAAGGGTCAATACCGTCTCTTAATGTTTATGCTGGATGGGGAGCAATATGTGGATTATCAGAAAATATTATTGGTATTTTTAGAACTAAGTTGACAGTGCCAGATGGAATAAATTCAATAAGGCTTGCAGGTGCAACGGATGACGGATTTAGATTATATATAGATGGGGTGTTAGAAACAGAGCAGTGGATTGAGCAGGGCACCACCTGGAGTCCATATACAAGATGGATAGATACTTCACAAAAGAAAACATTTGAACTTGAGGCTTGGTGGTATAACGGTGGTGGACCAGGAAATATGCATGTAGGCTGGGGTTACAGCAATATTTGGACTGGTATTCCTCAACAGTATTTATCATTTGGATCTGGGGCAACTCAAGAACAACTAGACGATTATAATGATGCTCTTGCTGCAAAAAATGCAGCACAAACAGACTATGATAATAAGTTGGCGGTATATAATGATAAATCCACAATATATACAATAGAAAATAATACTTTAACTACGTATAATCAAACATTAACTACAAAAACAACTGCATATTCTACTGCACAAACAAATACTTCAAATGCCCTTGATGATAAAAATAATGCCTATCAAGATAAAGAAGATGCAGAAGATAATTATGATCAAGCAATATTGGATTTACAAGAATCAATTGTTGATGCAAGAGAAGAATACAATGAGCAGTGGCAGTTTGAAGAAAGACAAAGAATTGCTGCTGCTATAGCACAGGCATTAGCAAATCAACCACAGCCAGAGCCAACTCCTGAGCCTACTACAGAACCATCACCAGAGCCTACCCCAGAACTAACACCAGAACCTACTCCAGAGCCAAGTCCTGAGCCATCTCCTGAGCAAACAAAACCAGTCGATCCCACTCCATCTCCAGAGCCTGAAACCACAGATGGGGCGACTCCAGAACCAAGTCCTGAACCAACGCCCACTCCTGAGCCTTCACCAGAGCCTTCACCTCAGCCAACGGATATAGATCCAAAGCCAACTCCTGAACCAGAGCCAACTCCTGCCGAACCTTCTGAAGAACCATCACCAGATAATAGTAACATAGAAGAATTAATTCCAGAAAGAGGGCAAGGTACAAAAGAAGATTTATCAAGAATGATAGCAAATCTTACTAGTAAAGATAATATTGTAGTTAAATTAAGTCCAGAACAAATGGCTGCCGTTGGACAAACATTGGCTGCTTTATCTACAGCAGCAAAAGTAGAGGTAGCATCAAGTTTTGGTGTTAAAACAGATGATGTGGCAATTCTTGCTGAAGCAGCACAAGATAATCCTGCAGTTGCTGCCGCTATTGTTTCTTTTAGTGAAAAAGCAAAAGAAAATGCAGATGCCCCTATGCCATATACAATTGCAGATGCAATTACTGAGGCTGCAGCAGCATTATTTTTAGAAGATCCACTGGCAGTTTTTTCGGGGGTAGACCTAGAAGAATTATCTGACCCATCACAATGGGGTAAAGATATGACAGATGACCAAAGGGAAAAAGCACAAGAAGTCATAGTTCCTGTGATTTTGGTGTCAAATATAGTCGCCTCTGTAGCATCTGTAATAAGGAGGATATAATACAACCATGGATAAATTAAAAACTATCTTATCTAAGATTAAAATGCCAAAGGTAAAAATAAAGGCGCCAAAAATAAATATGCCTAAAATACCAAAGATTAATCTTAAACCTTTGCTTGAAAAAATAAAGCCCTACATGTCTAAGGTATGGCTTGGTATCAAGAAGGTTCCAGGATTGCTTATAAAGGCCCTAAAGGGCTTTGTAGCGTGGTTTTGGAAGGCAATTAAGGAAAGCATTGCCCAAGTTTGGACCCTGCTGGGATTCTTCATTGCTTGGCTTACTTTGACTGGTACAGCCCAACAAATAGTAGGCATTGCTACTATTTTTGCCACTCTCCTATGGCTTGTTACAATTCCACTAAGGGAAGAAAAAGAAGAATAACTGGTATAATGGTGGGTATGCTAAGGATAATTGGTCTTGCCCTATTTACCGCCCTTTTGACAGGGTGTGGCTACGATGGACATTATCGTTATCCTTGCCAAGACCCAGCAAACTGGGAGAAGGCAGAATGTAAGCCCCCTCTTTGTACTGCTGCAGGGGCATGTCCAGAAGATCTAGTAGGTACAGATGTGATTAATGGAACATCTGAAGAGAGCGTAATAGAGGAAGAGTCAAATGAGTAAAACAAGATATACATCAGCAGAACTAGAT